TTCTAATCTATTAAATTTATTACCTAATTCTAATAATATTTCATACATTTTTCTTTGTGATGGAATAACTTCTTCATCTTCAACCACCAAAAATTTCTTGCTCTTATTTAATAATTCACATAAATTTGCATGTTTTTCCAAATTACTCTTTTGTTTGTAACTTTTACCGCAATATATACAACATTGAGCCGGTTGTTTTATTAGGTTTGGAATATTCTCAGCTATTTTCTTCATAATTCTTATTTATTATTTTATTTTATTTTTTTAAAGTAAATCAATTTTAAATAAAATAAAATATTATAACGGTTTATATATAATGAGTCAACAAACTTCACTTACATCACTTGTATATAATGTTCCCTATTCAAAACAATTAGGCGTTCCGCCATTTTATTATAGATATAGAAGCTGTTATCCTAACTTCCCCAATAGAACACAAACTAGTGTTGGAGGAACTACACCTGCTGACCAATATCAAAAACTTAAACTTATTCAAAATAGTGTTCGTGTTTATGGATCTCTTTATGTTGATAATTTAGGAGCTCTTACAGCATACAAAAAACCAATTAACGATCCTGCTAATGGATTTTATGGTGTTTGCTGGAATCAAATGAGTGATAGACCCGTTCCAAGTGTTCAGCGTGCTACTATACCTACTGGATTTAATGTGTCAACAATTAATAGACGACATACATCTGTTACTTCTAGTAGACCTGGATGTCAAACACCTGGAGGTGTCGGTTGTGATATAAAACATAACTCTTATGATAGATATTTAAATAGACTTAAGGGTAAGGGACCTATGAGACGAGGTGTTGTTCCACCTAATTTTGGCAAACCTACACCTTTTAATCCTGCTTTCCCTGTTTATGGCGGAAAAACCATGAAAACTAATATCGTTGATGCTGGTTGCGTTTGTCCTATTTCTACACCAGAACAAAATCAAGAACAAGATATTCGAATTTATAATAATCCATTATGGCAACCTTATCCGTCTGGTAATTTAAGTTTTAATGTTGGAAATTATGTTTATGCTATTCAAAACGGAACTACTTATTATTCTAGAGCAATTGTTACTGCTATATCTGAATCTGGTATTTATACAATAGAATTTGATAATGGCACTATTCAAACTGCTACTATTAATGATTTATTAATTTATTTCCCGTGTAATTGCACTTCTGATTCCAATAGTATTTCACTTCCTAGTGGCTTATTTATCACAAAAGAAGGTATTGTTGGGGTTTCTTGTGTTTTACCATTTTCTTCTTTAACACCAAATTTTTAAAATAGGTTAGTTTTTAATTACAGAAAAAATAATTTTAATATTTATATTTAGTATAATGCCACAAAAATTGAATATGATTATTTCTAATGGTAATTCACCACCAATGATTCACAGACAATTTATTAATACAGCTAGTTTTGGTGTTTCTCCAATACCCTCTTTATCGATGGCTACACTAAATGCTCCTTCTGCTTTGAATGCTCCTTTTATTGCTCGTGTCCATAATGTTAAACCCGGATGCGGTTCTTGTGGAAGACATTAAAGCTTATCAATACCATTCTAATATCGAATTGTATTCTATCCAATCTTTTTTATTTCTTTACACACTTGAGCATTTAAAATGGGACATATATTTCTAAATTTATATCAATAATTTTTTAAAGGTTTCCATTTTAAATCTTCAAGAGTGTAAATTGTATTCTATTACACCTTTTCTCATTTAAAACGCCCATAATATAAATATTATATAATTATATAATTATATATAATGTTAACCAATATTAATGATATTTTTGTAGAATTTTTTTTGTAGTTTTAGTGTATTTTTTAGCAGTATATATAGGCGCATTTATAAAAAGAAACAATGACTTTTATTATCCAGTTATATTTGGTTTAATGTATGGAAATTATTTAGCAATTAGGTCATTGTATAATGGGCGTTTTAAATGAGAAAAGGTGTAAAATTAGTTATATGGTGTAATTCTTCAAGGTTGTAAAACTAGATTATTGGATAAATTTGCCTTAAATTGTTTACGGCAACTATTACATTGTCTAAATGAACCATCATTTGCTAAATTCATGGTATTATTCGAAGAACAGAATATACAATTTGGAGAGAATCTACTATTCAATCCACCATTTATTATATAAGGACTAAATGAAGTAAATTGATAAGCAGAATTAATAGAAGTTTGAGATAAATCATTATTAAATATATTAGGATTACTCATAATAATTTATATTATTATAAATATTATTATAAAATGTATTCATTATTATATAATGAATAAATACGATATTTATATTACATTTATTTTTCTTATAAAAATAGGGTTTGTAATAATGGCTGTTACCCATATTTATTTGAAAGTAAAAGGTGATAAAAAAACAGATTTAGACAAAAAAATATTATATTGGAAAGATAGATTTGAATTTATTTTCATAATATTAATGTCAGTTCTACTAATTTATGTATTTAATCCAAGAGCAGAAAGATTAAATGTAATTGATAAAGAAACAAAAATTTTATTATATTTGTTTGGTTTTATTTTATTAATAACTGCAAAATGGGATATTTTTATTGGAAAATCTTTATTATTTACACACTTGAAGAATTAAAATGGAACCTTTTAGAAAAATTATCGGTATAAATTTAGAAATTGCTGTCCATTTTAAATCTTCAAGGGTGTAAAAGAATTCAAAAAATCATTAGGTAAAAAATGAGCCTAAATTCTCAGTATTTACATTCGTTTTCTTTGGGCTAAATAACCAGCAGAAGAACGTCCAACCATTCCAACATCATTATGAGGTTTATAAATAAATGTTTCTTTACTAACATTATAACATAATTTTGCACCATTATACATTTTATTATATGGAAGTAAAGTTGTATCAAACATAGTTATAAAATTAGTGGCCTTATTTAATTTATTAGAAGGATAAGGAGTAGTATAGGTTGTCGTAAATTGCATAGGAGTTGACATTATATTATACAATAATATATAAAAATAATAAAATATATTATTCATGGAGCCAATAACAACATTGACTTATATTTTAACCTGTTTTTTGTATATTATATAGGAATAGATTATGTAATTATATAAAATTTCGTTTAGGTTTACACCATTGAATATTTACACCCTTGAAAATTGCACCTTTTAGGAAAATCATCGGTATAAATTTAGTAATATTTGTCCCATTTTAAATCTTCAATGATGTAAAGAATGTAAATCTTTAAGGATGTAAATATTCAATAGTCTAAAAGATAATTAACAAGTATTTTTTTCACATTATGTTTCTACATAAATTTATAATTTTACTTTATAAATCACAATTAAGAAAATTTAGTTTAATAACATATAATTTAATTTATTTTTATTTAGTAGTTTAAAATATTTTTTAAAAAATAAAATATTTTATAAATTTATAATGGCTACTTCTTTATCTATCCAATCTACCAACCTTGCCGGTAAAGTTAGAATTACGCCAACAGTTAGTAATGACGTTGGATTAACTCTTAAAAACGTCAGTGTTATGGTTAATGATAATACTTCAGATAACCCATTTACTGAAAGTTCTATTGTATTTTTAAAATCGGATAATACACCACTTACTTACTATGATTTATCAGCTTCTATCTTAGTTTTAGGCGCACAAACATTTATTCAATTTAAATATGATTATGATACTATTACTGTTTATTCAAATGTTGTGAAGGTTGTTCTTATGGATGTTCCAAAGAGACCTGTTCTAACTCTTACTTCAAACATAAGAGCAGAGGACAAATATTATGCTGTTAATGTTGGTGTTACACACAATCTTAATACCATTGATGACAGATATTCACCAATTTCTAAAATTATTGCATACACATCAAAAGTAGGAGGAACTGAAGTTACGGATTTCATAAGACAAGAGATAAGTATTACTGATTACAATAACTGGTATGGAGTGAACGTCGGTGCGCTTGATAACGATATTGAATATGAAGTTTCAGTTAAGTATGTTAATGCGTTGGGAGAGTCACAATTGAGTAACACAATTTTGGTGACTCCTAAGAACACACCTGATCAAATTGCGCATGTCGATGCAATGCCCTACTTATCTTTTGCACAAATGAAGAACAATTTAATACCTGGTTCTTTTGCAGAAGAGGATTACAGAGGTGATATAGTAATTCGTTGGAGTAAACCTACTGACTTTAATGAGTTGATTGATAATGAAGTTGGTGTTACTAAATACTTAATCCAAAAGCAACTTATGGTGATTGATCCTTCTAATGCTAATTCGTATATTGAATCTGGTGAACCTTCTATTATTGAATTAGATGTTCCATATACATCTAATAGTGCTACAGTTCAAGAGCCTTCATATGCATCTAATGACGGTAATTATGACTACAAATATACTATTCAAGGTTCTGGTAGCGTTGATTTTGGTAAAGCTTATAAATTCTCGGTTGCTGCTTTAAACTCTAATGGTTTAGGTCCAGAGTCTAATTATACAGATAATACCTTTGTCTTTGGAAATCCTGACGCACAACCATACCAATTATTACATTCAAACACAGTATCTACCTTAACTGGAGCACCTCTTACAGTCTATGATGGAAAAATGAGTATCATGGTGGATTCTTTATCAAATATTCAAGGAGCTAAAGATAATTCTTCATCAAGAGTTATTCCAGGTGCTTCAGGATTAACTGATATTAGTGGCAATACTGGATTAACTGCTGTTAGTGCGACCATGACTGACTATACAATGTATTTAACCATTGCTGATGTTAATACTCCAACATCATACATATATGACAATACTGTCACATTAAAACAACAATACGAAGTTCGTAAAACTGGTACTGGCACAGCTGTTTATTACCCTTTAAATAAATGGATATTGTCATTTGACGACATTAATAGCGCAGTAGATATCAACAAAACTATTAACGAACATTTTGCTTTAAATTTTGGAAAGAAATGCTTTTATAAACTTAGAAGAATATCATTAGATCCTACTTCTCCTACATATACATTTTTATCGACTGAAACAATTATTCAAAGAACATCTTTTAAAAGTCCATCGAAGGTATCACAGATTCAAGCATATTCGTTTAATGACGATTTAACACCTGCTATGTATGGTGCCGGCAACGGTTTACGTTTAGTTTTTAAACAATTAACAAACGAACAAATGAATGGTTTGTCAAATTTTTTAGGAAATAAAGAATATAGACCACATAAGAGTAGTTTTCCTGTAGGTGATATAATTTACCACAATTCAACTCTTAATGAAGACACGGAGATTGAATATATGTTTAATATGAATGTAGAAGGTATTGGTCAAAATGGAAATCTTTATCTAAGAGTTAATATTTTCAATGATGAATTAGGAATAGGCATTGATGGATTAGAATCAAGTCCTGTTGTCATTGGCAAAACTCGAAGTTATCCACAAGCTGTTTCATCGTTAAATGTAGTAAGCTCTAGTCAAGAGATGACTATTAGTTGGAACAAGCAAAATGCTTTTAATCAAACGCAACTCGGTGGTTTTATTACAGATAATATTCAAAATCGTGTCATCGTTGTTGAAGATTCTATTACACAAGTATTACCAGTATACAACCAACATATCCTATGGAATGCTCCTTTACAAAGTGTTACTGTTTCTTCGCTTACAAATGGTAAATTGTATAAAATATATGTAATTGCCGAGGGTATTTATAATGCGGATAACATAAATGGTGTTGGTAAACGTTTTGATAATGCTATAATTTCAAATAATTTATCTTCAACTTCTACATTAGTAACAGGCACTCCTACTGCGCCTATTGTTGATGGAGTTTTCCCATCTGATAAAAAAGTCACATTTCATTATGACCCTCCGGTTTCTTTATATGGTATTTCAGCTGAATCTTTGAGTTACCAATTTTTTGTAAATGAAGAAGATGCTGCTGACTTCCCATATTATTCTACCGGCGTTTTACAACAACCAGTTGCAACATCAACCGTAACGACTTTTACTATAGTTGACAAAGTATTTAAAACAAAAGCATTGTCAAATAATTTGTCAAATCTTGTTAATATGGCTAATGATACACCGTATCATTTTGCAATGGTAGCAAAGGCTGATCTTGCGAATATAAGCCTAATAAATAATTTATATAATTACACATATCCGGTAATGATAGTTAATGGTGTAAATAAAACTCAAACATTATCCTTAGTTACAAATTCATCTGTTCCTTCAAGAACTGTTTACAGTGCTATAACGAGTAAATCGATTATCTATACTGGTGATAATACTGCGAAACCGATAGGACTAGAATTAACAGGTGCTCAATCAAAGGTTACTGTTTCTATTATTAAAGATACTCCTCCTGCAACTCACATTGATATTACAGTTGATAAGGGTGATGCTGGCATCGCATCGTTTAATACGAAAGATGTCACTTACTCTAAGGATGGAAATACTTACGAAGGACTTTTTGCGCTTGAACAGGCTGCTGAAGCTGGTGCTTTGAACACGATAACACCAGCAGGCACATATGGCTCTTCAGGTTTTAATTTTAGGAAACAAATTACTAACGGTATTACAAAATATTATATTGATTTTGTTAATCTAACGAATGGAATTGTTCTTAATTTTGATGTAAGAAATGCAAGAAAAGTTGGTGATGTACTTATTTATAGTGATGTTGTTTCAGGTCAAGCTGCTGCTGAAGCTCCTCCAGCTATAGTTCAAAATTCAAGGTTTTCAGTATCTGATCAAACAATTAATTTAATATGGGATGTTCCTCAAAATTCTGGTGGCGCTGGTGTTAGTGGCAATACTCCATTACGTTACAAAGTGCAATTGTTGAGTTCAGGGGGACAAATTCTATATACAAATACTAACCTAAGTCAATTATCTACATCATTCACAGGCTTAACCAACTGGACACTTGGTAACGGTGTTACATATAGTGCAAGAATTACTGCTTATTACAATAAAGCTAATAGTCAGCTTGTTGAAGGTGATTATGTCACTCCTTATCCTATGAACAATAGTAACGCAACTACGCAAAAGCCATCTACTGACCCATCGCCATATCAAATTAGAGTTAACGCTGCTCCTATTAACGGTTCTGGAATCTTTTTACCAGGCGCCAACCAAATCACAGGAACTTTTACCACAGCAACTTCAACAAGTAATCTAGCTTTATACCCATTAACTTCTTACGTAATTTTATATAAATCAAATTCAGGTGCAACGGTAAATGAAACAGCTTCAATAACTTATCCAAATAGTGAAGCAGGAATTACTAGTGCAAACTTATTCATAGCAAATGCTAGCAAAACAATTACCGCTATTTCAAATTTAGCTAATGGTAAAGAATACAAAATTATTATTAGAGCAGTTCCATCCTACAGTTACGCCCAAGGCGCACCCGACGTTGAGTATACTGTCAGTCCTCGTGGTCCGTTGACAATTACTTCAGTTTCACTAATAAGTGGTACAGACAATAAAAATTACAAAGTTGACTTTAATTACAATGGATCAGGTCAGGTTAATTCTGTGATTGGATTGGGTAAAAATTCTTCATCTTCTATCATTGTTAAAAACTTAACTGGTGCAAGCTTGCCAGCTATTACAACATCCGGAACTGAAACATCCCTGCTTGCAGCTAACCAATTAGGGTCATTCACACTTTCGTTCGCAGAATCTTCAACCTCAATAACGGACGTATTGACTGTCATTGGATCACAAAATAGCGTAGATACATATGTATTCCCTACTACTGGTGGGTTCTTCACTTAAAATCTTGATTTAATAATATAATTTTAGGTTCAATAAATATTATATTATTTAATAACAATAAAGGGTCCTGATTTTTCGAAAGAAAAATTATTTTCCTTTAAATATTTTATGGCATAAACATCATCTAGAAATTTACTATTTTCTTCTTTTAATTTACTATTTTCTTCTTTTAATTTACTATTTTCTTCTTTTAATTTACTATTTTCTTCTTTTAATTTACTATTTTCTTCTTTTAATTTACTATTTTCTTCTTTTAATTTACTATTTTCTTCTTTTAATTTACTACTTTCTTCTTTTAATTTACTATTTTCTTCTTTTAATTTACTATTTTCATCCTCTAAATTTTGTTTAACAAAATTTAATTCTTGTATTTGTGTTTTTAATTCATTAGTTAAATTATTTTTTTCCTTAATTATATTATCGATATTTTCTTTATTTTGTTTCATTTGATTTGTTAAATTATTTATATGTGTTTTATATGTATTTATAAGATTATTAACTTTTTCTATGTTCATGTATATATATAATAAAAATAAAATTAAATTTAAACGTAAACTAAAATAAATAATACAAATAGTTGAAACAAAAATAATATAAATATATCAAATAAAAATTATAGTATAAAATGTCAGGAAATTTAATTACCAGCGTTATATATATATATATATATATATATTACACAAACCGAAAAGCACTACTTGGTAAAATGATACAAATTTCTAAACAATTGTTTTGGTGTTGAAGGGATTATTAGCTGGGTCAAACCATTTATAAGGATTAAATCCATAATTCATTTCAACACCAAGGTGAATTAATCCATGAACACCAAACGCAATAGCAATTAAAGATAATGTAGTAATTTTACGATAATTATCTAAAGTGATAAATTGTTTATAATTTGTAATAAATATAACTAAAATAAATAATATTAGAAATCCGGTTACAAATAATGAGTTCAAAGATGGAGCAACTAAAATATTGGATAAAATCATACATTAATGAAATATTATAATTTAAAACTATTTACACCCTTGAAGATTTAAAACCGCGCCTTTTAGGAAAATTATCGGTATAAATTTAGTAATATTTGTCCCATTTTAAATCTTCAAGGGTGTAAAGACATTTTAATAATATAAATTAACCCACTTGGTGGGTTTAAAAGGTAAGGTTTTTGATTTTATGCTAACATTTTATTTTTCTTAATGTATATTTGGGTGCCTGCTTTCGCGCAGTTTAAGTCTCAATTGGATAGAGCGCAAGAGTTCTAAGCAAAGCGATTGAGGTTTCGGGTTCAAGTCCTGTATAGGGGTTTTCTGGTTATTATACAGCAATTTTGCTAATTAATAAAATACTGTATTATGTCACAACTTTATTCTGAATTCGTTGGTTCCTAAGGCTCGCCTGCTTTGCGAGTCAATAGATTGGTCGATAATATATATATATTAAAACTACTTAAAGAAAAATAGTATATATAATATGTAATCAATGGTTTCATACAGCAATAACATTAAATTTATTTTTTATTTGAGGCGCAAATATTAAAGTGAAATCAGCATAAAGGCAGCTTGTCCGAGGGGTTAAGGAGACAGACTTGAAATCTGTTGTGAAAAATCACGCGCAGGTTCAAATCCTGCAGTTGTCGTAAATAAATGAAAAATATATTATAAAAACTACTTAAAGAGAAATTATTAGTATAATATGTAATAGTATCTTACAGCAATAACTTTTGAATTATATAAACTTCATCCAACAGGTTTATTCTGTGTCATTATTTTTTATAGAATAATGGGTAAGGAAGAGATTTAAATTTAAATAGATACTAGTATACAAAGCTCGTAGAGTGTGTCGGTTCGCACAATTGTCTTATAAGCAATTAGGCTGGGTTCAACTCCCAGTATGAGCAATTTATCCACTTTTTAAAAGGTGAAATTAATTCAAATACTTAATTATATTATAAGTTTTACAATATAATTTAGAACATTAAATTTGGCTCTACCTTTTTTAAAGGTAGAATATATGAAGACAAGAAAAAGAATGCCAAAAATAAAAGCGAAGCTACCCTTGGTAAAGAATGATTTGGTTACAATTAAGAAGTCCAAAATTGAAGGCTTAGGTGTGTTTGCATTTGTTGATATTCCAAAAGGCACTAAAATTGCTGATTATTATGGTAAGGAAATGAAATGGAAAACATTCAAAAATCGTTACGGTGATTATAAATCTAATTCTCTCCACACTTATCCTATGAGACGTATTTGGAAAATTCTTGTAGCCAAAGAAGAACCATATAAGAGCAAAAATTTAACTAATTATATTAATGAAATTCCCGGCAAATCTAATTGTGAGTTAAAATTAAGAGCTTTATATACAAAGAAAGATATTAAAAAGGGACAAGAATTATTACTTGATTATCCTAAGGATTATAATCGTTTTTGGTTAAAAAATAAAACAAGAAAAAACTAATAAAGATGAAATAATTACTGCTTTTTGAAGTATATTTGATTTTATAGAGGTCTAACTATCATTAGAGCTTGACTCATCTGAAAATTTTGTTTGAAGCATTGTTATCACATAATATATATTATCGATAAAATTATTTAAAGACAATTCATTTATACAATATGTAAGGTTCTATACAGCAATTCTTTAAAAGGAAGGTTTTTAAAAAAGGAACCTGTATTAAAAGCACGGATGGCCGAGTGGTCTAAGGCGGTGGACTCAAGTTCCACTATCGTGAGATGCGAGGGTTCGAACCCCTCTCCGTGCATTTAATAATATATATTTATATATAAAACAATATAAAGAGAACTTAATTATATTATATGTGAAGGTTCCATACAGCAATTCTAAAACTAAAAAAACCATCTTAAAAAATCGAGAATTTTTTAAAAAGGAACCTGTATTTAAGAGCACGGATGGCCGAGTGGTCTAAGGCGGTAGGCTTAAGATCTACTATCGTGAGATGCGAGGGTTCGAACCCCTCTCCGTGCATTTATTTTTTATAAAAATAAGTTAAATAAACCCATTTTGCGGTCTTATAGTGTAGTGGTTTAGCACCGAGGACTTTGAATCCTCTAACCTGGGTTCGAATCCCAGTAAGACCATATTACATTTTTAATTATGTGATTTGGGAACACATATGACTCGAGTTTCTAAGATACTGTGTTTCACAATTCCCGATTGTCCCCATTTGTTTTCTTACAGCAAATTTTTATATTAAACCATTTAAAAAGAAAACAGAAAAAGTGCTTCCTTAGCTCAGTTGGTTAGAGCATTCGGCTGTTAAATACCGTAAGGTACACCGTCACCGAAAGGTCTCAGGTTCGACCCCTGAAGGGAGCGTTATTATTAATATAATTATTTTTAAATACTTATATTAATTTTCATAAATAGTGAGTATATAATACTTTTATATTATTACTTTTAGAACATCTTAATACATTCCCAGATTTTTGCTGATTCATCAAACGTAAACACTCCCCTCTTTTGAGCTACTCCTAAAAAATATACCATAAGATTTAAAGCTGTATTTTGATCATTAATCTGTATGTCAGTAAATTTAACTTCATCTCTTTCTATAGGAAGGACTGGTTGCTTATTTTCATCCATTTTATATATTTTATTTATTTTATTTTATTTATTTTTATTTATTGTTAAATTCATTTAAAGGTAAGACTATATTTATATATAAAATGAACACAAACGATAATATGATATTAAATGACCCTGTTTTAAACACTCCAATTAAAAATAAAGGGTTTGCTATATTAGATTCTATTTTTAAACAATATCAATGGCATCTCACCAAAAATGAACTTAATTGGATTAGTTACACCAAATTTGGCGATGAAACTAGTTACTTTGATTTGAAAATTTTACAAGATAAAATTGTTGTAAGCGTTCCTATTAAAAATTCATCTTATCAATTTGTCACTAATTTTAAATCCTATTTTGAAGCTAGTGAATATATCGAACAAAAATTAATTGATTATTGTAAATAAAATATTTAAATAAAAAATTGAAATAAACAATTTATTTTAAGTTTAAATTATACTAGTAATAAATAACACTGAACATGACCAATCTACTTGACATCACTCATAACGTTTTATCTCAAAATTGTTTCTGTTTTGAGATTAGAGATATCAATCCAGAGCAAATTCCCGTTCCAATTCAAAATGCTAAATTTGGAATACTTAATTTTATTGCTGTTACTGCCGAAGAAACTTCCGAAGAAAACGACTTCTTATTTGTTGTTGATTGCTCTTTCTCTATGTCTGAGAAATGCGCCGATGGAAGAAGTAAAATGCAGCATATTATTCATACTTTAAAAAATATGGTATTGTTCTTCTATGAGCATCCTAATGTTAAAGTTCACTTTACTATCGATGCATTTGATACACAAT